CGGCCCGGCCCACCACTTTCCTAGTCTCCTATTGATTTCATTGCGCTTTTTCGCCTGATTTTTCCCACTGCCTTCAACCCGGCTCGAAAGTGGGAAAGATTTGTTCAGGCTTCGTCCTCGGAATCGGGATCGTCGACCTCTTCGATTCCGTCGAGATCACCGAGGTCGATGAAGGCCATGCCGGAGCCGGCGAGCTTTTTTCTGTTCGCCTTGCGGGTGTAAAGCGCCGCCTGCTTCGGGCTCTCCCAGCCGAAGATCGCCATCAGCTGATGCTCGGTCGCGCCGTTGTCGGCGGCGATCGTCGCGCCGGCTTTGCGCAGGCCATGGGCAGAACATTGCGGCAGGCCCGCCTCGTCGCACCAGTCGCGCATCTTGTTGCCGAAGCCGTTGCCGGTGAACGGCCGATCGTACTCGGTGACCAGGAAGGTCAGGTTGCCGGCCGGCGAGTTGTCGATGATGTGCTGCAGCGCCGGCAGCACCGGCAGCTGGCGCGCCTTCGGCTTGCGGCGGCCGTTCTTCTTCTCGGTGAAGTGCAGCCAGCCCTTGCGGACCATCTGCCGGCCGAGCAGCACGACGTCCGAGCGGCGCACGCCGGTGAATAGCAGGAGGCCGAGGGCCAGATGCGGCTTGGTGCCGAGGGGGTGGCGCCTTGCGAAGCTGCGCACCTCCTCGATCGTCCAGGTGTGGAAGCCGTCGGCGTTCGCCGGCTTGAAGAGCTGGATATCGCGCGCCAGGTTCACCTTGGCGATTCCGACATTCGGCGCCACCGCCCATTTGAAGACCTGACGCAGTGCCTTGACCCGGTTGTTCGCCGCGCCCGGCAGGTCGAGCTTGCGGTCGCGCAGGACATAGAGCGCCTTCAGGCTCAGATATTCGAGCGGCATGTCGGCGAAGGTGTCCTTCGCGCCCGGCGCGATCGGCTCGTCATAGGTCGCCTCGAGGATCTGCATGCGCGTCCGGCGCGTCTGCGGATCGCATTGCAGATATTCCGGGCACTCGGCCATGTAGCGGGCGCAGAGCCAGCGATAGGTGCCGGGCTTCGGCAGGGTCAGCGTCGCATGCGGGGCGTGTCCGGCCGCATGCTCCCGCGTCTTCGGCCTGATCAGCGTGTCCTGCGCGAAGGCGACGTCATATGCGTCGCGAAACGCCTTGCTGCCGGCATCCTCGCGGATGCGGATCTTGCGATGGCCCTTGCCGCGCCAGAAATAGATCCTGACATTGCCGTGGCGATCTTCGTCTTCGTAGACGTGGCGCAGGTCGATCTGCACGTCATTCCCCGGCACTAGACCGCGACCTTGTTCCAGCGGTCGGCTTCGGCGTCTTCGCCGGCGCCGCCATCCTGTTCGGGCAGGGCGTCGAAGGCAAGGTCGAGCCGGCGCACATCCCAGACGACGCGGCCGTCTATCCGCTTGGCCTTCGGCATGCGGCCGTCGGCCACCATCTCGTCGAACTTGGTCGCGGACACCCCGACATAGGCCGATGCCTGCAGCCGGTTCACGCCGCGCGGCGGCAGCGACAGCGGCAGGATATCGGGGCGCTTCGCGGTGGCGGTCATCAGTCGATGCCCTCGGCTGCCGCGATCTGGCGCTGCAACCGCGTGTGCTCGATCTGGACGACATGCATCCTGACGTCACGCTCGATCAGCAGATCGTATGCATCGTCATCGCCGAGACTGGTGAACTCGCGGTCACCCAGCCGCAGCATTGCGGCGACGGCCGCCCAGTGCGAGGTGAACGGCCCCCAGCGGCTGCCGTCGTCGAGCACCAGCATGTTGCCCATGGCGTAGCTCATGGCCGGGCAGCTTCCCAGGCCTCGACACAAACCGGAACGATCGGCCGGATCAGCTCCAGCATCGCTTCGGCGTAGACTCTGATCTCGTGCTGGGCGTGCGAATGCAGCCGCAGGTTCAGGAAGTGCAGCAGGTTGTGCAGGTCGATCTTCGCGAACTGGTGCGAGTAGGTGTTGAGGCCGAGGAACAGTCGGGCCAACTCGCGCGGCACGCCGTCGCCGAGGTGCTTGCGATACAGCGCGAAGCCCTGCTCCGAGTGGCGTTGGAGATCGGTGATGAAGTCGATATCGGCCTGCGTGACCCCGGCATCCTCGGCGAGAATGCGCATCTGCTTGTTCGACGCACTCTGCACGCCGACGTTCTGCGGCTCGGGAATATAGAACTCTTCCGGCAGCTCGCGATATCGGGCCGAGAGCTCGTTATAGGTCCATGTGCGGTGCCGGTGCCATTGGCGCAGGACGAAGATCGGCGCCTTCACTTCGAACTGGAACTCGACCGCCTCGATCGGCGTCGTATGCCGATTGCGAACGAGGTAGTTGATCAGGCGCTTGTCGCTGCCCTCATCCTCTCCGGCGCGCCAAGCCGCGTCGTAGCTGACGCGAGCCGCGCGCACGATCGACAGGTCGGAACCCATGTGATCGACGAGGCGAACAAGCCCGTGATCGAGGACGAGCATGGTATTGCCGGCATCAGAAGGGTGAGGGATTTTCACTGTCGATCTCCATGATGGCCCGCTTCAGGTAGTTTGCAGCGTCGAGGTGCTCCTCGTAGGTGTGCTGCAGCCAGTCGCGCAGGTTGAGATCCTTGCGCTCCAGCGTGGTGCCGTATTTCTTGATCCCGAGCTGGGAGCGGCGAAGCAGGTCGTCGCGAACCGCATCAATGACGCCGTCTCGCGCCGCGATGTGCTCCTCGGCCGTTAGCGGCTTGGCCGCATGCCCCTTGAAGAAGAAGCTGCGGCAGTGCTCGCAGACATGCCAGTGGACCGTGCGGCCAACCTTGATCCGGTATTCGGCGGCCTGCCCGCAATTGGCCGCCTTCGTCGGGCTGTCACAGGGGATCATCCGCTCACCCTTTGATCCGCGCGAGCAGCGCGTACATGTCGCTGCCGGCGTGGCTGCTGAAGATTGTATTGGGGTTGCTTTCGCCGCCGATGCGCATCAGCACGGTGTCGCCACCGATGGCGCCGAGCAGTTTTGTCAGCAGGCGATGGTCGTAGCCGATCGCGAAGGGCTCGCCTTCGAAGTCACAGGCGACCTCCTCGCGCAGATCGCCGGAGGCCTGGTTGGCCATGGTCAGCGTCAGCTTGCGATCGTCGAAGGAGAAGACCGTGGCGCGGATATGCTCCCGATCGGCGATGATCGCGACCCGCTTCATCGCGGCCAGCAGCGGCGCCGCCTCGACAGTAACCTCGTTGGGCGTGTCCTTCGGTATGGCGCGCTCGTAGTCAGGAAAGCCGCCGACGATCAGGCTGGAGGTCAGCAGGGTCTGGCCGATGATCACGCGGATCTTGGTTTCGCTGAGCGCGATGGCCACATCGGTCTTTTCCTCTTCGACCAGCCTTGCAATCTCGCTCACCGCCCTGGTCGGGATCGTGATCGCCGGCAAGCCGTTTGCGCCCTCAGGCAAGGCTGCGGCACGGCGGGCCAGCATGCGGCTGCCGTCAGTCGCGACGGCGGCGAGCAGCGGGCCGCTGTCGCCCTCGACCTGATGCCAGTGCACACCGCAAATGAACGAGGTCGGCTCTGTCGATGCGGCAAACTTCGTGTCACGCAGCAGGGCGGTGATGGTTTCGCCCGGCAGCTCGAAGCGATGCGTCATCTCGCCGGGGGCGATATCCGGATAGTCGCTCGCCGGCAGCGTCGGCAGTCGCGCCTGGGAGCGCCCGCAGCGCATGCTGAGGCGGGTGTCGTGCTCCAGCGTGAAGCCGATTTGGCTGCCATCGGGCAGGTGGCGCACGAGATCGACCAGCTGGTCGGCCGGGACCGTGACGGCACCGTCGGTCTCGACATCGGCGGGCGCCGTCGACCTGATCTCGATGTCGAGATCCGTGGCGGTGACGGTGATTTCGCCGCCCTCGGCGGCGATCCTGATATTGTTCAGGATCGGAATCGTGTTGCGGCGCTGGATGATCTTCGCCGCCGGATCGACCGCTTTCAGCAGGTGTGACCGTTCGATGGTGAGCTTCACCGGCCGCGCTCCAGCTGGCGTTCAAGTGCGTCGGCGATGCCGGCGAATTCCGGAGGCAGGCCGCGGCTGAGATGGATGATGCAATCCTCGATCTCGCCACGGCGGGCACGCGCCAGTGCCTCGTGCATCGCGTTGCGATCGAGGGCCAGGGCGCGCTGCCCGACAAGGCATTCATCGCTGCAGCGCGCCGTACGGAAGTGCAGCAGCAGATTGTCGATGGCGGTATAGGTCTCGCGAAGCGAGATCTGCTTCCCCTCGATGCTGCGCTTGAGGGTGGCGATCGCCCGCAGCTGCAAGGCATGGCGCTGGCGATTCTCGCGCCGGATGCGGATGGCGCGCAGCCAGTTTGTCAGGCTCGGCCAGGACGGCAGGGGAATGCGAACGTCAGCCATGGCGGGTTCCTCCGTTGCAGTGCAGGAAGCGGATGAGGCTGCCTTCCGGCTCGCGCGCGCAGGGCGGCTGGCGCAGCCGGGCGATCAGCAGCGTGAAGGCGACGACCAGGACGATGGCGAGCGCCAAGGCGGCCATGCGGCGGGGCTCAGGCATCGGGACGCCTCGTGACGTCGCCATGGGCCTCGCCATAGAGATCGGGCAGCGCGTCAGCGCGCTGGCGGGCGCGTCGGTAGGCCCAGACCACGAAGGCTTCGACAGCGATGGCGACGAGCAGCCAGAAGCCAATCGTCGGATCGAGCGGCGGCAGGAGGGCGTCGAGCCAGGCGATCATTGGCCTGCCTCCTGCCCGGCCAGAAGGGTGGAGAGCTCGGCGTAACGCACAGCGAGCGTCGCGTCGGAGAGTACCTCGTCGACCGGGACGTTCATGCAATCGGCATTGACGACGGCAGCTTGCATGCGCCGTTCAAGCTGCTGGCGCAGGTGCAGGACAGCTAGTTCGACGTCTTCGGCGCCGGGCTTTCCGAGGGCCGCTACAATCGCATGTGCGTCCGCCTGTGAAATCAGCACCGAGACGTTGCCGTTCGCGTCGGGCTCACTCGCCATGAAGCTGCCCCCGAAGCGGTCGCGCAGTGTGCTGCCGTCGAAGGCATAGCTCCAGTCATCGGCAGCCATGGCGACGCCCGGCGCTCGCGCATGCCCGACGATCAGGCCTTGATCCTGACCGGCGGGATGGCGCAGCGCCGGCATGGCGGCCTTGCCGGCGCCGACCCAGCCGAGCGCTTCCCAGCCGTTCGTTTCATGCCAGCGCAGCAGATAGACGTTGCCGTGCGCGTCGCGGCCGATGAAGGCGGAGGAAGCGCCCGCTGGCGGCAGGCCGGGAGTGAAGGGGGCGCTCATGCGCACTCTCCCACCGCCTGCAAATAGAGATCGAGGATCGCCTCTTCTTCCTTGCGCTCGTCTAGATCCCGGCGGCGCAGCGCGACGACCTTGCGCAGGATCTTGGTGTCGTAGCCGTTGTCTTTGGCCTCGGCGTAGACCTCCTTGATGTCGTCGGCGATCGTCTTCTTCTCTTCCTCGAGCCGCTCGATGCGCTGGACGATGGATTTGAGCTGATCGCCCTGGATCGGCTCGTCTCCGCCTGAATCGTTTTGCGGATAAGCCATGGCTCAGCGCCTCCGCTCGATCAGCAGGGCGCGCATGGCGTCGCGATGGCCGCCGAGGCTGCCGGCGAGGCGGGTCAGCTCGGCGATGCGGGCGGTGACGCGCTCATTGTCGCGGATGGCGTGGCTGATCTCGTCCCGCGCCGCCTCAATCCGCGGGGTGATGGCCGCAGCCTCCGTGGCGAGGCCTTCCAGCTCGCTACCGACCCGCGCGAGCGCGTCGTCGAGGCGCTCCAGCGTCATCTCGACATCAGGCGGGAGGCGCGGCGCGCCGGCATAAAGCCCGCCGATGGCGCGATAGGCAGCCTCGCCCTCCGGCGCCAGCTGGGCGCACCAGCGGCGGACCTCGCCGGCAACGTAGTCGCGCACGGCGACATAGCCGCGCCGCTCCAGCGCCTCGACCGTCTGGTCGAGCACGACCGCGTCAGGCCGGGCGCGGCTGCGCCAGCGCCCGGCGGAACCGTGATCGGCCCGGCTGCCGGTGAGATAGAGCGGGCCGGCGTGGAGCAGGCCGAGCGCGACGCGCATCGGCAGGGTGATCTGCGGCCGCTCCGGCGCGGCCGGCGCCCGGGGCGCCAGAGCGACCACGGCGCCCATCAGTGGACGCCCTTCTCGCGTGCGATGTCGGTGGCTGCCGCGAAGTGCTTGTCGATCTGCTCGCCGCTGAACCTCAGCAGCAGCATGTCGCGATCGACCGAGCCGACGGCGGCCATGCGGTCGATGATGTAATCGGCCATCGCCTCCGGCACGGGGACGGCGGGCGGGCGGGGATAGGTCTGGGTGCGGGACATCGGGGTTCTCCGGGGGATGCGAACGGTGGACAGCGGGGAGAACTGGCCCGGCGGGGCACGGGCGCGCGCCTCGCGGCTTGCCGCTCCAGCAACTCTGGCGAGCATCGGGAGTGGCCCGCGCCGATTCGCAGTCGGCGCGGGCCGCGCAACCCCAACCACCGTCACTGATTGAGGATCACGCATGAAAAGCTTCGGAGAGGCGCCGCTGACGCGCGCCGAACTGGAAGAGCACTGCCTGAGCGCCCTTGCTGCCGCCCGGCACGCCTGCGCCGAATTGGCCCAGGACCTGAACGAGGCGACCGATGCCGAACTGGTCGAGCGGGCCATGCTGGCGCGGCGCTTCCTGCTGCCGGCGGTGGCGATGCTCATTCCGCGGCAGCCACACCGGCAGAGCCGGGCGCTGGCGTTCTGGAACAGCGTGCCGGAGGCGCAATGGCCGTCGCAGGGGCGAGGATACGGCGCCCTGATGTCCTGGCTGTTCGGGTACCGGACAGTGACGCGCGCTGACATCACGCCGGCCTCGCGCGGCGATTGAGTTCGCGATACTCCGGCACCATGCGGCCGAGCTCGGCCCAGCCGCCAAGGCCACCCGAACGGATGGCGCGGGCGGCTCGCTTCCGGTCGCCGCCCAGCTCCTGATGCATGGCGGCAAGCACCTCGGCGCCGGCCACGGCGCGGGCGCGCTGGTCCTCGGGGAGTTCACCGAACGCGATCCGGGCTTCGGCCCGTTCCGCCTCGTCGCGCATCGGCCAGACGCGGCAGAATTCGTCGAAGGTGGGAACGGCCGCGCTCACCTGCCCGCTCCATAGGCGGCCCAGCTGAGCACGGCGGCGACGAAGAGCGTCAGCGCGAAGAGGTCGACCAGCGTCGACAGCCAGCGGCGCAGGATCAGCCGGCGGGCGACCTCATGCGGCGTTTGCGGGACATAGGGCAGAGACACGGGCGTGCTCCATCGGGTTGCGATGGAGCACTATTGCCATATGGCAAAATCACCGTCAATTGATTTTGCCAATCGGCAAAAATCGTTCAGCCGTTTGGCAATCCTGTCTTACAACGCGGCGCGGACCTGCCTTTGAATGCTTCTCCTGGCGTGATCCTTGATTCGCTTCACTTGGCTAGCCCGAACAACGGTAATCACCTCGCTGACCCAGGTCACCTTCACGTCCCGCATCGCCGGAGCATTGTGGCTTTCGAGATTGAACAGGCCCCGCCGCGAGCCCTCGATAACGCGCTTCAGATAGCGTTTGCCATCCTCGGTCGCGACCGCGGCCTCGAAGCCAATGATGGATTTGATATCGCTGCCGTGCATCGAGACGATGATCACGTCGCCGTGGTCATAGCGGGGCCACATGCTTTCACCGTGAATCTCAAGCGCCAGCGCGTCCGCGGGCAGAGCAAAAGGTGGCTCGATCACGTAAAGCGGGTTGGCGACGTCAAACTGCTCGGTCGATGTGTCGATTGATCCGCCGGCGCCGATGCGTCCAACCACCGGCACCGGATCGGGCTCTTCCTCCTCCCCGATCAGGATTGCTACCGCCACGCCTAGCCGATGCGAGATCTTCATGATCTCGTCCAGTCGCGGCTCGCGCTCGTCGCGCTCGATCCGAGAGATTTGCGAAACCGAGATCCCGACAGCGTCAGCCAGTTGCTCCTGACTCACTTCGGCTTGCTCTCGGAATTCTCTGATGCGGGTTCTTGCCATATGGCGAGGATCGCGACCCGGCGTGGTGCTATCCAGAGCCAATTGGCAAAATCGTTTGACGTCAGATTTGCCATATGGCAAGTCAACGAACATGAACCTCGCGTCCTACCTCGCACAGAACAAGCTCAAGCCGACGCAGTTTGCGGCTCGTGCCGGCGTTCCTGCGTCGACGATCACCCGCATTCTCAGCGGCGCTCGCCGGCCCTTGTTCGACACGGTCGTGAAGATTTCCGAGGCGACGGGCGGCGAAGTTGCCCTCAGCGATTTTGTCCAACCTGCCGATGCCGCGCCGGAATCCACATCCGAGCCGACTGAAGCCGACTGCCCCGCTTCCTAACCCAACGTCGCCCGCCGGCGCGATTGATATCGCGCGCCCCGTCATCACCGAGGCCACCGATGTCCCAGCACGATGCTGAGTTCTTCCGGATCAAGGCGTCCCATGGCGATCTGATCGACCGCTGCGGCGGCCAGAAGCGCGCCGCCGGCATCGTCGGGCTCGGCCAGACGATGATGAGCTACGTCAAGAACCGCGAGCATGGCGCGCTCCTGACGGTGCGCGGCAAGCTGCTGCTGGAGCGCGAATGCGGCGAGCCGCTGGCGACCCGCGTCGAGGCCGACCTGCTCGGCTACCAGCTGGAACGCAAGGCCGGGCCGGATGGCCCGCTGCCGGCCAACCCTTTCGCCGCCGTCGCCGCGATCAGCCAGGAGTATTCCGACCTGGTCGCCGGCTTCGCGCAGGGCACGCTCGACGGCGATTTCTCCCGCGCCGATGCCGCCCGGGCCGACCGCGATCTCAGCGACCTGATCGCCCGGGCCGAAGCCTTCCGCAAGTTCATCGCGGCGCAGCTGGCCGGAGGCGCGGCATGACGTCCTGCCCCGGCTGCCGCGGCCGCGGCTTCCGCATCATCACGCAGGACGGCACGCGCCCGGCCTGCATCAGCTGCGCCGGCTCCGGCCGGCTTGCGCCCCTTGCCGTTCCCCCTCCGGCTGCCGCGGCGGCGGCCGGACACCTGCCGCCGGCCCGCGCCCCCTCCCTGACGGGCCGGCGGCCTTTCTCTCAGCTGGAGCCGACCCGATGAGCGACCGCCGTGGCGACTGGATGCAGACCTTCACCGGGCGCCAGTTCTGGCCGCTCGACCCGCGCCCCGAGGATGTCTTCATCCACGACATCGCCCATGCGCTGGCCAACCAGTGCCGCTATGCCGGCCACTGCCGGCGCTTCTACTGCGTGGCCGAGCACAGCGTGCTGCTGGCGCGGGCGGTGGCGCCGGAGCATAGGCTCTGGGCCCTGCTGCACGACGCCTCCGAGGCCTATCTCGTCGACCTGCCGCGCCCGGTGAAGCGCCATGTGCCCGCCTATGTCGCGGCCGAGCGCGTGGTGATGGACGCGGTCTGCCGGCGTTTCGGCCTCGCGCCCGACATTCCCGAGGCAGTCCACGCCGCCGATTACCGCATCCTGCGCGACGAGCTGGAACAGAACATGGCGGCCCCGCCTTCGCGCTGGCCGGTGCAGGACGAAGAGCCGCTCGGTGTCAGCCTGCGCTTCTGGACGCCGGACGAAGCCGAGTTCTGGTTCCTGACCGAGTTCGACGCGCTGACCGGCGGGCGCTTCGCCTCGCAGATGCCCTTCCACAATCACGGCGCCCAGCTCGGCGGCGCAGCACGACGCGCCCAGCAGGAGGCGCGCCGCGATGGCTGAACAGATCCGCATCGCCCTGATCCGGCGCGACGGCGGCACGCAGCCGCGCGCCGCGCTCGACCCGGCCACGGTCGAGACCTATGCCGAGGCGTCGCGCGAGGGCGTGCGCTTCCCGGCGATCGGCCTCGTCTATGACGGTACCGATTACTGGCTCTGGGACGGCTTCCACCGCACCGCCGGCTTCGAGGCGGCGGGCATCGACGAGATCGAAGCCGAGGTCATCGCCGGGACGCGGCGCGACGCCGTGCTGCTGGCGGCCGGCGCCAACGCCACCCATGGCCTGCGCCGCACCAGCGACGACAAGCGCCGGGCCGTGCTGCTGCTGCTCGGCGACGAGGAATGGGGCAAATGGAGCGACCGCGAGATCGCCGAACGCGCACGCGTTTCGCATACCTTCGTCGCCAAGCTGCGCGATCTCACTGGCAACGTTGCCAGTGAGCGCCGGTTCACGACCAAGCACGGCACCGTCTCGACCATGGAAACGGCTGCGATGGGCAAGCGCGCCGCAGATGTCGCGACCATCCGTTCGCTGCCGGTGCAGGCCTTCTACGATGTGCTCGCCGATGTGAAGGCGAAGCGGCAGGCCGGCAAGGCGGAGCGCCGCGAGACGCGCGAGCGCGAACTCGGCGAGAAGATCGCCGCCGCCAATGCCGCCCTGCCGGCGATGGCCGCCGCCGGGCGCATCTTCCCCGTCATCCTCGCCGATCCCGAATGGCGCTTCGAGCCGTGGTCGCGCATCACCGGCATGGATCGCGCGCCGGAGAACCACTATCCGACCAGCGCGACCGATGTGATCGCCTCGCGCCCCGTCCACCTGATCGCAGCGCCGGACTGCACGCTGTTCCTCTGGGCGACGGCGCCGATGCTGCGCCAGGCGCTGGAGGTGATGGCGGCCTGGGGCTTTGCCTACAAGACGCATTGCATCTGGGCCAAGCGCCGCAAGGGCAGGGCGCGCGGGCCGGGCTACTGGTTCACCGGCGAGCACGAGATCCTGCTGCTCGGCACCAAGGGCAGCCCGCCGGCGCCGGCGCCGGGCGCGCAGTTCACGAGCTTCTTCATCGCCGATGTCGGAGAGCACAGCGAGAAGCCCGAACGCGCCTATGAGCTGATCGAAAGCTACTTCCCGACCCTGCCCAAGATCGAGCTCAACGCCCGCGCCCCGCGCGCGGGCTGGGAAAGCTGGGGCGCGGAAGCGCCGGAGGCTGCGTGATGCTGAACATCATCAGTAGACCATCGCGCCTTTCGCCTATCGACAGCAGCGTCCGCATCCTACGCGATGCGATCGAGCGATTTCAGCCGACGCATATCGTGTCGATGGTATCGGGCGGCAAAGACAGCGCCGCTTCCGACCAGGTCGCGCGAGAGCTCAATGCGAAGATCGATCTCGTCATCCATGGGAATACGCGCTGCGGCATTCCCGAGACGACGCAGTTTGTTCGCGACACATATGGCAAATTGGGTGATCTCGCTGAAGCCGATGCTGGCACCGCCTATGAAGCCTATGTCATGCGCAAAGGCTTCTTCGGGCAGGGGCATGGCGCGCATGGCTTCGCCTATCGCGTGCTCAAAGCGACGCCATTTCGGGCTGTCGTAGCAAAACACTTGCGACGCCGCCAGCGAGGCGTCCGCGTCCTGTTGCTGAACGGGGCGCGCAAGGACGAATCCGAGAATCGGCAAAGGCGGCTGCAGGTGTGGCGGCAAGACCCGGCCCAGAAGGGCAACATCTGGGTCAACTTGATCCATGATTGGTCGCAGGACGACCGAGATAGCTATCTCGCAGCCCGCCAAACTCCGATCAATCCCGTGGCCAAAGCGCTCTGCCGATCAGGCGAGTGCATGTGCGGCACCATGCAGACAGCTGCGGAGCGCGTCGAGGCTGCGGTGCTCTATCCGCATTGGGGCTCGTGGCTTTCCGAACTGGAGGCCGAGGTCCGGCGCAAGCACGGCTTCGGTTGGGGTGAGCCGTTTCCTCGCCCGCGTGTCGAGGGGCAGTACGACCTGTTCCAACCGATGTGTTCCGACTGTCTGCTCAGGGGAGGCGCTCATGCATGAGCCAGCAGCCTCCCACGGTTTAGGTAGGTCGAAGCCAATCGTCGTCCGCGGCCGATTGGCCAGCAAAAATCCAATCGATAACGGCTTCGAACGTTACCGCCTGGTCGAACGGTCTTGCCTTCTCGGTCAGGTCGACTGCGGTGAACTCGTCGAATGTCGGAGTATACAGGCCCAATTGGCTTGCGACTTCTTGGCACAACGCGTCGGCATCCAAGATCCGGCGGGCGATCGCCGCAATCGCATATCGTTCGATAGACACCGCTCCCATCGTTCTCAAGCTTTCGCGATTGCTTTCAATCCCGACTGTCTTCGTCCGAAACTGAAAGACGTCGCGGGCAAGGTCACGCGGCAAGTGGCCTACTATGCTGAAGTTTTCGCCCAAATCGAAGCTTGGAAGCGGGACATTTCGCGTTTTGCTCGGCGCGACCAATTCGGCATCGAGCCGAAGGGTTGCCTGTGCGAGAAAATCTTTGAGCCGGCCGTAAACGTATGCGCGAGCCACGCGCTCGCTGGCCCTTTCTGCGGCCAGAGATTGCCACCGCATGATCCCGATCGTGCCCAAGGCGCCACCGAGCGCCAGAAGCCCGCCTGCAAGACTTTGATAGCGTTCCAGCCAGAATTCGAGGCAACCGATGTAAGGCTTCTGCGCCTCCTTGCTGGCGCTGCGCGCGACCTCGCAAAGCGGCGCCGCAATGTCGCTGGCGATCGCGAGCGCCACGGCGCCCCCCATGATCAGCGCGAAGAGCGCTATTGCCAGGCCGTTGTCAGTCTTCATGCCTATCCCCCCGCGCGCATTCTAGCGGCGCGCTCGCATTTGGCGAGGGCGGCATGAGCTGGCGCACCGAACAGCTCAGCGACAGCGTGACGCTCCATTGCGGCGACTGCCGCGAGATCCTGCCGACGCTAGGCAAGATCGATGCTGTCGTCAGCGATCCGCCTTATGGCATGGCTTGGGATACGGATTCGACGCGCTTCACGGGCGGCAATCGAAAGCGCCCCGACGAAGGCCGAGCCGACTTCGGGGCGATCACGGCGGACGCCGAACCATTCGATCCTAAACGCTGGCTGGCCTTTCCCGAAGTGATCCTCTGGGGCGCCAACCATTTCGGCGCGCGTCTGCCTGTCGGGTCGACGCTGGTCTGGATCAAGAAGAGCGTGCGCGCCTTTGGCACATTCCTGTCCGATGCCGAGATCGGCTGGCAGAAAGGAGGGCACGGCGTCTACTGCAAGTATGTCGAGTTTCAGGGCGGGCTGGCGCGGAAGGCCGAGAACGACGGCGTACAGGCTGCGCACCCTACGCAGAAGCCGATCGACCTGATGCTGTGGTGCGTACAGCGCACCAAGGGCCGCACCATCCTCGACCCCTATATGGGCTCCGGCACGACCGGTATCGCCTGCGCGCGGTTGGGCCGGCGCTTCATCGGCATCGTGATCGAGCCGAAGTACTTCGACACCGCCTGCCGCCGACTGGAGATCGAAGCCAAACAAGAGCGTCTGTTCGCCCAAGCCCCGGCCGCGCCCGAACCGGCGCAGCAGATGCCGCTCGGGCTGGGAGGTGAGGCGTGAGTCGGTTAGCTCCCAAGATCTTTGATCATGTCGGTGATCGCGACGTCGATCGCAGCCGTCACCATGTCGGCCTGCTGATGGAAGCTAGTAAGCGCGAAGCCGTTGTCGCCGGTCGCGGCCATGTAGTCCACCGCATTGAGATCCTGGACGTAGCCGAAAAGCATTGCTCGAACGCTGTCGGGCAGGATGGGCGGGAAGTCCTCAAGGGCGCCGGCGATCTGACGGATTGGGCGGATCGCTTGATGGATTGCCTTGCTGCCCGACGCGTCGAGCGCCGCACGATGCGCGACCGACAAGATGTCCTTCGATTCGATGACGGCGCGGCGAACCTTCAGGGTTGTGCCTATCCGATCGAATACCACGCTCGAGCGCATGAGATCGACTTGCCGCTCGGCAGCGCGGGCCTGCGCCCTGGCTGCATCTGCCTGTGTTACCGCTGCCTCGGCCTGTGTCTCGGCATGTTTTGCTTGCTTCTCAGCGGCATGGGCCGATCGCTTTGCGGCGAACGCGGACATGATGCCGTAAAGGGCCGTGATCATCGCGATCGTCGAAAAGACAACCGAAGCAGTCTCGAAGGTCGTCATCTGCATGCTCCCCAGCTCGCGCAACTATGGCGCGAGCCCAGTGCCTTGGCGAGGGCGGCATGAGCGCCGCCCTTCTTGGTCTCGCGCTCAAGGCCAAGCTGCATTCGCAGACGCGCAAGATGGTGCTGATCAAGCTGGTGGATTGCTGCCAGGAGGACGGCACGCGGATCTACCCCTCGCTCGCCACCATCGCCGAAGACGCGGAATGCTCGGTGCCGACGGCGCGGCGGGTGATGCAGACCTTCTGCCGCGTCGGCCTGCTGCGCAAAGTCAGGGACGGCGGCGCGGGCGCCAAGTCGACCAACCATTACGAGATGGATGTCGAGATGCTGGCACGCCTGCGCCGGCCGGAGCTGTGGCCGGCGCTGGAGGCGGCGGCGCTGCACGATCCCGCTCCGGATTCCGACGAGGACGACGCTGCCGGCCATGCGCCGGACGCAGGGTCAGACCAGCAGGACAAGGCCAGCCCCGGCGCAAATAAGGGTATCACAGTGGAAGGGTATCACGGTGATAGCCTTCCAAATCCGGCGGAAGGGTATCACCCAGATGATACCCAACCCCTTAGTAGAAACCTTAGTTATGAGAGAGAGGGCGCAGGCGCGAGCGCAGCCGGGCCAGCGAGCGAGCGCGAGCCCGACGGCAAGCCGGTGCCGAGCTTCGACGACTTCCTCGAGGCCTACCCCTTCGCCAGGGGCGACAACCGGGTGAAGCAACGCGCCGCCTGGGAAGCGATCGCCTTCGACCAGCGGGCTGCTGCCATCGACGGGATCGGCGCCTTCATCGCCGAACGGAAGGCGGGCGGCATCAAGGGCAGGCTGTCCAGCGAGGTCTACCTGCAGGGACGGAACTGGATCGGCCTCGAAGCCAAGGCGGCGCAGCGCAAGGCCAGCGAGGCCACCGGCGCGCCGGTCGTGGTGAATGGCTGGACGCGCGACTGGTGGCTGCTGCTGTTCGACCGGATCAAGGCCGGCAAGCCCCCGGGCTTCTGGGTGTCGCAGGCCGATGCCGGCAAACCGCTCGGCTCCAATGGCGGCGAGCTCGCCGCCGCAGCCAAGCGCATCGGCGATCTCGGAGCCTATCGCTGCGACGGGCCGGAGATCGACGCATGGCGGCCCTGGCTCGCCGCGAAGGGCGCCCGCATCCCTCCGTTCAAGGGCGAATTCCGCGTGTTCCTGCCATCCCCGATGCCGCCCGGCGGCAAGCGGGACGATGGCGACGACGAAGTGAAGTTCTGAGGGCTGACGATGGGACGCCGTAACGAGAAGAAGCCCTTCGTCCACGAGAAGAAGGTCAGCATGGCCAAGAATCCTGCGCCTGCCGATCTCGACACCTCGCTGTCGTGGTACCTGGTCTACACCACGCCCAGGATGGAGGCGAAGGCGGCGAAGGGTCTGGCGGACGCGGGCTGCGCCGTCTTCATGCCGAGCTGGCACAAGGTGGTGCGATATCAGCGCCGCGAGATGGAATTTACGCTGGCGACTTTCCCGCGCTACCTCTTCGCGGCTGGCGTGCCGACCTTGCGGCGAGACCGCTTTCTCGTCGCCGATGATGGCGTCACCGTCGTCACGATCAACGGGAGGCCGCTCTCTGACATTCGTGAGATCGAGGGCGTTCAGGACATTGTCCGCACGCAAGATCAATGGGCGCGGGTGCCCGGCGCTTTCATCAAGGCTGTCGCCGACTATCAGAACGACCCGCGCGCTTCGCGGTGCGCCGATCCACGGAAGCCGGAGATGGTGGTTAAGCCGGGGCAGACCGTCAGGATCATCGACGGGCCGTTCATGCGCTTCCTGGCCGTAGTGGTGGATCAGGTCGGCCTGCATGAGGCCGACGTCATGATCAGCCTCCTCGGCTCCGCTTCCCGCATGCGGGTCAGTACCAGCCAGCTCGACGCAGCCTGATTGATGAACAGCATTCCGATATCAATTGACGCGCCGCCATTGACTCCCGCGGCCCGAATCGGAATCCATAGCTGCACGGTGAACTTGGTCAGTGTGATCGTCGCTTCGGCGGCTCGTATCTCGCAAGCCCGTGTCGCTTAGATCCTCGGATCGGCGGCCTTGTGCGAAGCTATGTAGACCCGCTGCCCGATGGTGGCGGGTTTCGTGTTTCGGCCCCTATGACTATGAGCAGGCTCAAGACCATCAGCAGTCGCGTGGCTTCGGTGGCCGCTCGCATTGCGCCACCCCAGAAGGTGGCCGATCCGTTCTACCTCTCGACTGAATGGCGCGAGTTCGCTCGCGGCGTGAAGCAGGCTCGCGGCTACGTCTGCGAGAACCCTGATTGTAAGCGCGATTGCAGCCATGCACCGCGCGGGTTGATTGCCGACCACGTCGAAGAGCGCAGCGATGGCGGCGCCGACTTCGACATCGCCAACGTGATGCTGCTCTGCATCGCCTGCCACAACAGCAAGACCGCCATCGAGCGGACGAAGCGGCATCGGCGTCTCGCCTGACCCTAGGGGGGGGCGGGTCAAAAGTCTACGGCGGCCGTACCTCGTTCACCGGCTCTGGACTCATTCGGAGTTTTTTTTCTTGGACGACGCAAATCCCAGCGGCGGAAAGAAAGAAAAGCGTCCGGGGCGCGCGGCCTTCGTGCCGTCGGACGAGCAGCGCGCGACCGTGCGCCGGATGGCTTCGGAGCGCCTGGCCCATCCGGTAATCGCCGAAGAGGTCGGGGTCAGCGTGCCGACGCTGCGCAAGGCCTTCGTCGCAGAGCTGCGCGATCGCGTCAGCGGCGGCGGCCTGTTCGGCACCGAGGATCTCGCGCCGGCGACGCCGGCTGCGCCTCGGCCTAAGCGCTCCGGCTCTGGCGGGCGCAAGCGCTATCAGCCGGGCGACCGAGACCGCGAGAAGGTGGCGGTGCTTGTATCGTCGGGCATGACGGTCGATGAGATCAGCCGCGCGATGGCGATATCCGAGCCGACCTTGCGACGCTACTACGCGAGCGAGATTGAGACCGGCGCGCTCCGCAAGCGCGCCGAGGTTCTGGTCGCACTCCATCGCACCGCCCTGAAGGGCAATGTCGCCGCCCAGAAGGAGGCGATCGCCATCATGGATCGCGCCCGCCTCGAGCAGCTGCAGGATCAGGTGCGCGGCAAGGCCGCGGCAAAGACAGAGGCACCTGCGCCTGACCCTGTCGGGAAGAAGGAACAGGCGCAGCTCGACGCGCACGGTGTCGTCACGCGCGGTCCCTGGTCCGAACTGGTCGGCAGGAAGCGCGGCTGATGTCGTATCACTTCGCGCAGCCGGGCTGGGAGAGCACGCTCCTCGCCGGGCAGTCTCTCGTTCCGCTCTTGCCGCTCGACGAGCTCGAGGCGGATCGCGCCGCGGCGATCTTCGACCGCTTGCACCTTCCCGACGTGCCGGGCCAGCCGACCTTGGGCGAGGCAGCCGGCGACTGGTTTCGTGATGTCGTCCGCGCCGTGTTCGGCTCGATCGACGAGGCGACCGGCATTCGCCAAGTGCCAGGCGTCTTCCTGCTCGTCCCGAAGAAGAATTCGAAGACGACGAACGGGGCGGCGCTGATGCTGACGGCGCTGCTCATGAATGAGCGGCCGAATGCGGCCTTCGCCCTGTTCGGTCCGACGCAGGAGATCGCAGACCTCGCCTTCGCCGCCGTGTCCGGCATGGTTGCGGCCGACAAAGATCTCGACACGCTCCTGCATGTCCGGGATCACCTCAAGACGGTGGTCAACCGGGTGACGGGCGCCACATTGAAGGTGATGACCTTCGACATGAAGGTCGCCACCGGCGGCAAATATGCCGGCTGGCTGCTCGACGAGCTGCACCTGCTCGGTAAGGTCGCCTACACCTCGCGCGTCATCGGGCAGCTGCGCGGCGCCCGCGTCGCGATTCCGGAGGCGTTCGGGATCATCATCACGACGCAGTCGGACGAGCCGCCGGCCGGCGCCTTCAAGGCCGAACTGGACTATGCGCGCAGCGTGCGTGACGGCCGGATCGAGAATGCGACAATCCTGCCGGTGCTCTACGAGTTCCCGGAGGCGATGCAGACCGACCCTGCCAAGCCGTGGCGGCAAGTCGAGAACTGGGCGCGGGTCCTGCCCAATCTCGGCCGCTCCGTCTCTCTGCCGGTCCTGACCCAGGATTACGCAACAGCGCGCGAGATGGGAGATGAGGAGGAGCGGCGCTGGGCGTCGCAGCACCTCAATATCCAGATCGGCCTTGCCCTGCATTCGAACCGCTGGGAGGGCGCCGATCACTGGGAACGCGCCGGCAGTGAAAAGGTGACGCTCGAGTTCATCCTGGCAGAGTGCGATGTGTGCACGGTCGGGATCGACGGTGGCGGCCTCGACGACCTTCTCGGCCTCGCCGTGCTGGGTCGCCACCGGGTCACCAAGCGCTGGTATCATTGGGGCCACGCTTGGGCTGATCGCGGCGTTCTGCTGCTGCGCAAGGAAATCGCTTCTCGCCTGCTCGATTTTGAGCGCGAGGGCGATCTGACCTTCGTCGATATTGCCGAGACGGAAGACGGCGCGAACGCCGACGTCGCCGGCGTCGCCAACATTGTCGAGCGCATCTTCAAGGCCGGGCTGCTGCCTGAGAAGGCCGGGATCGGCGTCGATGCGGTCGGCATCGCTGCGATTCTCGACGAGCTTTCGCTGCGCGAGATCCCGGACGACTGCATCGCCGCTGTTCCGCAGGGATATCGCCTCTCCGGCGTGATTAAGGGCGCGGCCCGCAAGCTGAAGGACGGAACCTTGAAGCATGGTGCGCGCCCGATGATGGCCTGGGCGGTTAGCAATGCGCGTTCGGAGCTGCGCGGCTCGGCCGTGCTGGTGACCAAACAGGCCTCCGGCACGGCAAAGATCGACCCGCTGATCGGACTCTTCAACGCCTTCGATCTGATGAGCCGCAACCCCGAAGCAGCGGGGAGCCGTGATCTTTCCGATTTCCTCAAGAATGCGGTGAGCGCCTGATGGGCTTCTGGTCGCGCTGGATCGGACGGCCGCTTCGTGCGACCGATTCCGGCCTCTACGATCTGCTGGGCCGTGGCGAGACCTGGGCGGGCGAACCCGTCTCGGTTCAGGGCGCGCTCAATCTCTCGGCCTATTGGGCTTGCGTCCGCATCACGGCGCAGACGGTGGCCAGCCTGTCCTTCGACATCATGGAGAAGGGCAAGGATGGCGTGAAGGTCAAGGCCAGCGGCCATTGGCTGCAGGGCTTGCTCGACGAGAGCCCGAACGCCGATCAGACCGCGATCGAGTTCTGGGAAGGTCGCGTCCTCGGGCTCTGCACCACCGGAAACGGCTTTGGCGAGAAGTCCTATGTCGGGCGCCGCATCGTCGCGATCAACCGCATGCCGAACGACACGGTCGTGATCCGCAAGGAGGACGGCTCGCTGGAATATCGGTTCGTCGATCGCGGCAAGGAAGAGAAGCTACCGGAAGAAAAGGTTTTCCATATCAAGGGCTTCGGCGATGGCGATGTCGGCATGTCGCCGGTCGAGTATGCCCGGCAGACGCTCAGCCTGACGATCGCGACCGAGCGGGCCGTCGGACAGGGATTCTCCCGCGGCCAGAGGGCGAAGGGCTTCTTCGTCATGCCGCCCGGCGCCAAGCCGCTGACCGCTGAGCAGCGTGCCGATGCCAAGAAAAGCCTCGTCGACGCCAATGCGGGGCCGGCGGCACCTTGGGCGGGTATCCTCGAGGGAGGTGTCGACTGGAAGTCGATCAGCCTGTCGAACCGGGATGCCGAGCTGATCCTCAATCGCCGGTTTAATGTCGAGGAAGTCTGTCGCTGGCTGGGCACGCCGCCGATCATCATCGGCCATGCCGGCGAGGGCCAGACGATGTGGGGCACCGGCGTCGGTGTCGTCATGCAGGCCTGGTACACGCTTGGTCTGCGACCTCTCTTCAAACGGATCGAGCAGGCGGTTGCCAAGCGCCTGTTGACGCCGGAGGAGCGCCAGCGCTTCTCGCTGCGCATCAACTACGAGGATCTGCTCCGTACCGACAGTGCGGCGCGCGCCGCCTTCTATGTCGCGATGCTCGCAGCCGGCGTGATGACGATCAACGAGGTCCGCCGCCTTGAAGGTCTCTCGCCGGTGGCGGGGGGCGATGTGCCTCGCATGCAGGCTCAGAACATTCCGATCACGGCGACGACCTCCGTCTCGGCGCTGATGAACCACCTGCAGTCCCTCATCGGCCACAATGGCGGGCCACCGCTCGGAGTTGACGCATGACCATTCGTGCCCTGCCGGCGCTCACTGGTGCGCTCGCCGCCCGCGCAGAAGCCAAGCCCAGCGACAAGGCTCTGGCCCACTGGAACCAGAACGTTCGCGCCGCTGCTGGTGATGGCGACGCGTCGATCTCCATCCTCGGTGTGATCGGCGAGGATTTCTGGGGTGAGGGTGTTTCAGCCAAGCGGGTCGCCGCGGCGCTGCGCTACATCGGCAGCAAGCCGGTGACGGTCAACATCAACTCGCCGGGCGGCAACTTCATGGAAGGTGTGGCGATCTACAACATGCTGCGCCAGCATCCCGAAGCCGTAACGGTGAAGATCCTCGGCATCGCGGCGTCCGCCGCGGCGATCGTGGCCATGGCCGGCGACGAGATCGAGATCGCCAAGGCCGGCTTCCTGATGATCCACAACACCCATCTGCTCGCCTACGGCGACCGGAATGGCTTTTCCGACATCAGCGAAACGCTGGCCATCTTCGACAATTCCCTCGCCGGCCTCTTTGCCGATCGCAGCGGCAACCGGCAGGATGAGGTGGCGGCATGGATGGACGCCGAGACGTTCTTCGACGGCCCTGGTGCGATCGACGCCGGCTTCGCCACTGCCCTGCTGCCGGGCGACGCCGTCAAGGAGGAGAAGCCCTCGCAACCGACGGCGCTTCGCCGTGTCGACAATGCCCTGAACAAGGCCGGGTGGACACGGACCGAGATCCGCGCCGCCTTCAAGGAGATCACCGGCACGCCGCGCGCTGCCGTGAACGACATGCCGAGCGCTGTCGACGATGAGGAGGCCGGTGACGGTCTCGACACCCTCCGCCTTGCGGCTGCTCGCCTGAGCCTGCTGCGGGCCTGATCCACCTCACATAGGAGGCCTTCATGGCCAACGAAGATCTGCGGGACCTGCTCAAGCAGGTCACGAACGACCTCGCGCGCGTGAACGACGACTTCTCAAAGAAGTCGGAGGAGGCGCTGAAGGAGGTCAAGAACCTCGGCAAGCTCTCGGAAGAGACCAAGGCCGAGGTCGACAAGATGGCGCTCAGCCAGACCGAACTCGGCGGCAAGGTGTCCGAACTCACCGCGCGCCTCGGCGAAATCGAGCAGAAGGGCGCCCGCCGCCGCGGTGACGAGGATGCTCCGCAGTCCGTCGGCGCGCAGGCGGTCGCTCATGACAAGATCAAGGCGCTGAATTCCAGTGTCATCCAGGGCGGCCAGCGCATCAGCGTTCCGGTCAAGAATGCCCTGCTCAGCGCCGACGTCCCTGCGGGTATCGTCGAGCCGCAGCGCCTGCCCGGCATCGATGCCATGCCGAAGCAGCGGCTCTTCATCCGTGATTTGATCGCGCCCGGCCGGACCACGTCGCCGGCGATCTTCTGGGTGCAGCAGACCGGGTTCACCAACGCCGCTGCAGTCGTTCCGGAAGGCACTGCCAAGCCCTATTCGAGCATCACCTTCAGCTCGAAGATCACGCCGGTGGTCACCATCGCGCACATGTTCAAGGCGTCGAAGCAGATCCTCGACGACTTCGCGCAGCTGCAGTCCACCATCGACGCCGAAATGCGCTACGGGCTGAAGTATGTCGAAGAGCAGGAGTTTCTCTTCGGCGCCGGCGGGGCCGGCAATATCGAGGGCATCGTGCCGCAGGCACAGGAGTTTGCCCCTGCTTTCGAGCCCGACATGCGCACTCCGATCGACGATCTGCGTCTCGCTATCCTGCAGGCGCAGGTGGCGCGCATGCCGGTGACCGGGTTCGTCGTGCATTTCGAGGACTGGGCTCGGATCGAGCTGACCAAGACTTCGGTCGGCGACTACATTCTCGCCAACCCGCTGCGCATCGCCGGCCCGACTCTCTGGGGCCGTCCGATCGCCGAGACGGAAGTGCCGGAATTCGAGGGCGAGTTCCTGGCCGGCGCCTTCCAGACGGCGGCTCAGGTCTTCGATCGGGAAGACGCCAACGTCGTCATCTCGACCGAGAATGCCGACGACTTCGAGAAGAACATGATCTCGATCCGCTGTGAGGAGCGCACCGCGCTCGCGGTCAAGCGGCCGGAGGCTTTCGTCACCGGCCAGTTCGGCACGGCCGCCGCCGGCGGCTGATCCCCCCTCGTAACGCGGCGCCGTCGCGGTTCGACGCGGCGGTGTCAACCCAGGAGGCAGCGATGCCGAAGGCCCTGAAGTCGTTCCGGCATGGAACGGAGATGATCCGTCGCGGCGCTTCGCTGGATCATCTGCCGGCCCCCGTCGTCCGAGACCTTGCCTCGCGCGGGCTTGGCGAGAGGCCGGAGCAGAAAGCCGCCGCCAAGGCGGGCAAACCGGCCGCGAAAGCGGCCAAGCCCAGGCGAGACCAGCCGGACGAGTAGTCCGGCTCTTCGCCGCAAACCGGCCCTAGGGCCATCGTCAAAAAGGACCCTGCTCATGCGTCGTCAGAAGATCACTGTCACCACGGCCGCCGACGGTTCGGCGACGGTTTATTCGCCCCGGCTGTCCGGCAAGATCCACAGCATCCATTACGTGAAGGGCGACTATGTCGACGGTGTCGACTTCGCGATCACGGCGGAGGCGACGGGCGAGAACCTCTGGACTGAGGCCAACGTCAATGCCTCGGCAGTGCGCTATCCGCGTGTTCCGACGCATTCCCCAGCGGGCGCCGCTGCGCTCTATGCTGCCGGCGGTACCGGCGTGCTCGCAAGCCCCGGTCTCGCCAACGATCGCGTCAAGATCGTGCTGGCCCAAGGCGGCGCCAGCAAGACCGGCACGTTCCACGTCCTGGTCGACTGACCGCCATGCACTCCCGCGTCGTCGTGATCGCTCCGCCGCAGCCGGTGCTGACGGCCACCGCCGTCAAGGCTGCCATCCCAGCCCTTGCCGGCGTGGCCGATGGGTTGCTCGACGGGCTGATCGCGGCGGCGACGGAAGAGATCGATGGCCCGACCGGCTGGCTTGGCCGGGCCATCGGCCGGCAGACACTGGAGTTGCGGTGCTCCGCCTTCCCCTGCCGCGGCGAATGGCTGTCGCTGCCTTTCCCGCCCTTCGTCGACGTCACTGAGATCGCGTTCACCGCGCCGGACGGAACTGATGGCGTCGTGGCGAGCGAGGTCTATCGCTCCCGCGATGGCAATGTCGGGCTTGCCCCGGGCAAGTCATGGCCAGCCGTGGCCTGCGAACCGGGTAGCGTCCGGATCCGGTATCGGGCTGGTTACGAGCCCGACGCCGTTCCCGCCAAGGTCAAATCAGCCCTGGCGTTGCGTGTCAGCGAGCTCAGCCATGTCGGCGCCGGCGACCCCTCGTTGAAAAAGGAAGTCGTCGAAGGCGTCGGCTCGCAGGAGTGGGAGCGCGGCAATGCCCGTCCCGCCATCAGCCAGGCCGTCGAAAGCCTGCTCTCCGGACTCAAGGTCTATTCGCTGTGATCCCTTCGGCCGCGATCGCGATGCTCGATCGCCAGCTTGCAGCCCATGGCAGCATGGTGACGCTCACGCGCGCCGGCGGCGCTCTGGCGGACCTGACGTGCCGCGCCTTCGTGCGCGACTTCAAGCCCGACGAGCTGGTCGGCTCGATCCAGCAGGGCGACCGGCTGGCAGTCCTGTCGCCGACGCCGCTGACGCCGGCCGGGTGGATCGCTCCGAAGGAGGGGGATCGCGTCCGCAGCAACGGACAGTGGTTCCGCGTCCAGGCGCCCGACCCGATTGCGATCAACGACGTCGTCGTGCGCGTCGAACTTCACTTGCGGGGGATGTGATGGCGCCGTCGATCGCCCTGCAGTTCAAGGCCGCGCAGCTCGCGGCGGTCGCCGCGTGCCAGCAGGACCTGGCCGCCTTCGCCAAGCGTGAGCATGGCAAGGTGATGAAGGCGACGCCGCGGCCGACCGCATTCCGCCGCACGGTCGATGGCCGCCTCGGCGCGGCTGAGGAAACGGTCAAGCCCTTCGGCGTGATCGAGTACCGCTATCAGCGCCTCGGCGAGGTTGTGCAATTCGCGATGGAAACGCTGTTCGCGCTCTCGCCAGTGCTCTCCGGCGACTACCGTAATTCGCACACCCTCTTCGTCGGCGGCGCCGCGGTGCGCAGTCTGAAGGGCTGGGAGGCGCGCGACGGCGAAGAGGTCTTCATCGCCAATCCGCTGCCCTATGCCCGCAAGATCGAGCTCGGCAAGATGACGATGCGCGTGCCCGGGACCGAGCGCGTCTATCAGCAGGCCGAGCTGATGCTGCGCCGACGCTTCGGCAATGTCGCGGCGATCAAGTTCACCTACATGCCTGTATTCGGCCTGGCGCAGACAGGCCGAGCGCGTGGTCGCACTGCCGCGAAGCAGGCACAGGATCTGCGCCGCCCGGCGCTGGTGATCAGGCCGCTCTGATGGCTGACTTTGCCGGGGCCGCGGCTGCGGTCGAGAGCCGACTGGAAGCCCAAAAGCCTGCGGGTCTGCCGATCGCCTGGCCGAACCGGACACGGCCGGACGTGGTCGATGGCGGCGGCAAGCCGGTGCCCTGGGCCTATGCCGAGGTCATTGGGACCGGCGCCGAGATCCGCGGCGTCGGCATCCCTGGCGATCATGTCGTCGTCGAAGACGGGCTGATCATGGTCACCGTCTATGTGCCCGATGGCGAAGGCGCTGCCCCTGGCTTCGCCCTGGCCGGCCAGATCGGCGAGATCTTCCGCGCCAAGGAATTCTTCCAGGACGGCCCGGGCGTCTGTGTCCGGTCCTGGACGCCACGCATCTCCGGCGGCGGCGCCGGCGATGACAACGGCATGTGGTTCGCCGTCGTCGTGACCATCCCCTTCGAGTTCTGGCACCGAGCCTGACCTCGCCAACGCCTCAGCATCAGGAGCAGAGCCATGGCCTATCAGTCCGGCCGGAACATCCTTGTCGCCTACAAGCCTGAAGCCAGCTTCGGCGTCCTGCCGGACGGCGCGACCGGGTCGAAGGTCTTCCGACCCAATAGCGGCGGCCTTAACCTGACGAAGGAGCCGATCCGCTCCAATGAGGTCCGGCGCGACGGCCAGATCTCGCGCGGTCGCCACGGCTCGCGCTCGGTCTCCGGCTCCTATGTCGGCGATCTCTCGCTCGGCAGCTATGACGACTTCATCGAGGCGGCGTTCCGCGGCAGCTTCGACGCCCCGCTCGCGCTGTCCGGCCTGGCGGTGGCGGCCGATGCGACTGGCAAGACCTTCACGCGGGCGTCGGGCTCCTGGATCACTGATGGCGTCCGCGTCGGCGACGTCGTGCGCTTCGGTGCCTTCACCGCCGGCGGCGCCGCCAACAATGGCCGGAACCTGCGCGTCGCAGGGCTGACCGCCCTGGTGATGACGGTGGCCGATCCGGTGACGACGATCGCAGAGCAGTCGAACATCACCCTGGCGCGGGCGAAGAAGCTGCTGATGGGGACGATCCCGCGATCCTTTGCGGTCGAGGAACGCGAGATCGATATCGACGGCTCCGAGCTGTTCACGGGTGTCCGGATCGGCTCGCTGCAGCTGCAGCTACAGCCGAATGGCATGGCGACTGTGACCTTCGGCCTCGTCGGTCAGGACATGGACACGAAGACCGGCGTGGATTCGCCCTACTTCGCCTCGCCGGTCGCGACCACCTCAATCGGCATGACCGCCGTCGAGGCGATGATCCGGCTGGGAGCTGAGGATGTCCTCGACATCACCGCGCTCAACCTCAACATCAACCTCAATGCCGCCGGCGTGCCCGTCGTCGGCTCGGTGTTGACGCCCGACGTCTTCACCAACCAGGCGACGGTCGAGGGCTCGATCACCGCCCTGAAGAAGGACATCAGCCGCGTGCAGCAGTTCCTCGACGAGGAAGTCCTGTCGTTGCACCTGCTCTTCACCGAGAACGAAAGCGAGCCGAAGGACTTCTGTTCCTTCTTCGTCGGCAACCTGACGCTGGCGAGCATGCAGAAGTCGGAGCTCGGCGCCGACAATGCCCGCACCCAGACGATCAACCTGCTGATCGGGAAGGACGAGCGCGGCGGCGCCTATTCCGATTCCACCGTCGTCTACCAGACCTCGGCGGCCTGATCGCTGGGGGGACCAGCAGGAGCACCACCATGAGCAAAGCACAAGATGCCGAGCGGGCGATCCGCTCGGCCGCGCAGGCGCTCGCCGACGCGATCGACGAGGGTCGCAAGGCCGGCCTCGCCGTCGCCTGGCCGAGCCGTCACGAGGACCTGCCGGCGATCGCGATCAGCGCGACCGGCAAGGCCGACGAGCCTGAGCCGGCCAAGCCTGCGCCCGCCCGGCCGGTGAAGGCCGGCTGATCCAACCCGCCCGACAGCGGACGAGCTCGCTCCGGCGAGTGTCGCGACAGGTGGGGCGGTGTGTCGGCGCCGCCCCGCCACCTTCCGACAGAGGTTAATCATGAAAACCCAGGACACGGCCGCGGTTGCGGTCGATCTCTCAGCCTTCCAACCCGCCGATGTCGACGTGCTCATGGTGCTGCAGCCTGGCAGCGGCCAGCCGACCGGCTGGGCCATCACCTTCGCCGGGCCGAGCCATGACAAGACGCTGGCCTGGGCCAACGCCAATGCCCGCGAGGAGCTGCGCAAGCAATCGCTGCTCGAGGCACAGATGCGCAACGGTCGCAAGATTAAGCCGGAAGAGACCGACGTCGAGCAGGTCCGCCGCGAGAACGTCGCCCGCGTCGTCGCGCGCATTGTCGACTGGACGCCCGTCCGGCTCGATCCGGCGAGCCCGCCGCTCATCTTCAGCGAGAAGGCGGCGACCGAGCTGTTCCTCGACCCGCGCTTCGGCTGGGTCTATCTGCAGGCTCTCGAATTCCTCAATGACGAGCGGTCTTTTACGAAGGCCTCGGCGAAGAGCTGATTGCCTACGCCGAGGCTGAGTTCCGGCTGTCGGCGCGCGACAAAGATGGCTTCAGCCATCGCGAGACGCTGCAGACCCTGCTCGATCGTGTCAGGGATGGCGAGCGCCGGGCCGAGATCGAGGCCGAGCTCGCCGTCCCGCCGTTCCCGTCGGCACTGGCGTATCTCTGGCAGGCCTTCAATCGGCTGGCGTCGCGCCGCGGCTCGACCGGCTGGGGGCCGGCAGCGTTGAGCTGGCAGGACCTCGATGCCTTCTGCCGGATGACCGGATTTCGGTTCGCGCCGTGGGAAGTCGAGGTAATCGAGGCGTTGGACGTCGCGGCTTTGAATAGCTTCGTCGCCAGACAAGAAGCTTAGCCGCTGCGCCCGCAGCTCTCGATCTTCGACCACATCTGCTCGGGCCAGCTGCCTGCTCTTGTCCTGATGTCGACCCTTGATCGGTTTTCACCGACCTTGCGGACGTAAGCTTCCATTTGGCGGATTGGGATGACGCCGAGTGCGCCATAAGTAATTCCCTCCCACGCGATCCGGATCGCATTCTCGCCCCGCAGATCAACAAGCTTGACCTCGCTAGGCCAGACCTCGTCCAGTTTGCGAAATGCGCAAGCGGCAAAGCGGGAATATTCGACCTCAACCTCACGCGTGAACTGAACGCCGCCCTCTGGGACGGTCGAACACGCTGCGACCGTCGCCGCCAAGCCAAATAGACCGATCCAACGCATCTTGCCCTCCTGCAGCTCGGGACCATAAGCGCATGTCTCAGGTTGTAACAACCTTGACGGTCGATGCTCGCGGAGCGGAGGCCGGTACCGCCCTCTATATCCGCCAGATGGAAGCGGCGCAGTCAGCGTCCGACCGGGTTCTGCAGGCCGAGCGCAAGGCGGCCGAGGCGCGCGAGCGCGGCACGCTGATCGCGATGAAGCAGGGCGATTCGATCAGCGCAATCAGCCGGCGGTGGACGTCGCTGGCGGCTTCGATCGACCCGGCGGCGCGCGCAACGCTGGCGATCGAGCGTGCTCAGCTTCGAGCCGACGCCGCTTTCCGGGCTGGTATCGCGACCGAGGCCGAGGCCGCGCGCGTCGTTGACCTGGTCCGCCAGAAACATGATCTCGCGGCGCGGGCGGTGAACGACAACTCGGCGGCGCAGGGCAACCTGGTCCGCAGTTCGGGGCTGGCCCGGCATGAGCTGATCAATCTCAGCCGGCAGGCGCAGGACGTCGTCGTCTCGCTCAGTTCCGGCCAGGACGCGATGACCGTGCTGATGCAGCAGGGCTCGCAGGTTGCGGACGTCTTCGCCAGTTCCGAGGGGACCGTAGGCGGCTTCTTCCGCCAACTCGGCGGCTGGCTGGTGCGGATCGCGCCCTGGGCTCTGGCGGCGACGGCGGCGATGACGGCGCTCTATTCCGCGATCAGCGTTGCCGGCGAGCGCCGGCAGCTCGACACGTCGCTGCTGGGTTCGGGTCGTGGAGTCGGATTGACCGGCGGCCAGTTCGATCAGCTGGCCAAGGCGAGTGCCGATACGGCCCAGATCACGGTGTCTAATGCCCGCCAGATCGCGGCCGAGTACGCCAAGCTCGGCCAGCTTGCCGCAACGCAGCTGCCGCAGCTGACCAGGTTGACGAAGGATTATGCACTGATCACCGGCCAGGGCATGACCGATGCTGCGCGCGAGCTTGCGACCGCCTTCGCCGACCCCAGCCGGGGGGCCGAGCAGCTCGCGGGCAAGGTCGGCGCTCTCGACAGCGTGACCGTGCGTTCGATCCGCACGGCCGAGATGTATGGCGATCGGTTGCGGGCGCAGAAACTGCTCATCGACGGCCTGGCGCAGTCGATGGACGGGGCCGCGAACGCGCAGAGCAAATGGGATCGGTTTATCGAGCAGTATTGGAGCCGGCCGATCGACCGCGCCAAGAACTTCATCGGCGATGCGGTGATCGGCCCCGACACTGCAGAGAAGGTTGCCGCGCTCGATCGACAGATCAGGGATTTGCGGGCTTCGGCGGCTAACGCGTTGCCCGGTCCTGAAGCGCTCGGCATCAACCGTGCTCTCGGGGATCTGGAGCAGCGCAAGGCCGCCCTGGAGGGCGAGCTCAAGGTCACACAGGACCTGGCAAAGGCGCGGGCCGAAGCCGCGGAGGCAAACCGCAAGGTTGCTGGCGCCGAGGCCACAAGCCGCGAGGTGCGGCCGTTCGTTGCGGAGATGGAGAAGCTTCAGGCCGATTCCAGCCGCCTGAAGCAGGGCTATGAGCAGGCCGCCGCTGCTGCCGAAAAGCTGCTCCTGACCAAGCCGGCGGACAGCCCGGAATGGTGGACCGCTACGAAGCAGGCCGCAGACCTGAAGGCGAGCTATGAGGCGGTGACGCGCCAGCTTCAGGAGTACAAGGAAGCGCAAGCTGCAGGCTCGATCGAGGCGGACAAGGCGGCCCGAGCGCAGGAGATCCAGAAGCGCTATCTCGGCCAGGTGTCGGCGGAATCGAAGGCGGCGCTTGCGGCTGAGCTGGCGCTCAATGATGCCCGCGGCTCGACCATGACGGCGACCGAGCGTCAGGCCTCAGCCGAGCGGGCCCGCGTTGACGCCATCATTCAGACGACGCGGGCGCAGGAAGATGCGAAGCGCGCCAGCAATGACAACGTCTCCTCGCTGGAGGCACAGGCCAGGGCAGCGAAGTCGACGGGCTCTGAGTTTGCCGAGGCTGCGCGTCTGCGGAAGGAGGCCGAGCAGTTCGCGGAACGCAATGGCGGCAATGCCGAGGAGGTCTATCAGCGCCGCCTGGCCGAGCGGCTGGCCGAGGTCAACAAGGAACTGGCGGTCAAGACGGCCCAGACGCGGGAATCGGCCGCGATCGAGAATGCGGTCAATGGCCGCTCCGGCAATCTCAGCGAGACCGAGCGTGCCCAGCTGCTGCAGCGCCAGAACGCACTGATGCAGGAGCGTCAGCGCCTGCTCGCCGCCGGCGCGACGGATCAGGCCGCGGTCAACGCTCAGCTGAACGAATATGGCCGGGCGCTCGATAGCGCGGTCTCGGCCCAGACGCGAGCCCGCGCGCAGGGCATGCTCTTTGGCCAGCGCGAGCAGATCGCAGCGCTGGAGCAGGAAGTCGCGCTGATCTGGCAGTCGGCCGATGTGCGCGAGCGCCTGATCGCGGTGATGCGGGCCGAGCAGGAGCTGAAGCGCCAGGGCATCCCGCTGACCAGCGCCGAAGGCCAGGCCTATGTCGCCAACGCGGCGACGATCGCCGGGCTCAACACGGTCAAGGACTCGCTGGTCGATATCCAGTCGCTGGGCCGCGATGCGCTCAAGGGCCTCATCGGCGACCTGCGCGCGGGCAAGTCCGGTGCCGAGGCGCTACAGAACGCGTTGAGCCGCGTGCTCGACAAGATGCTCGACATGGCGCTCAACAGCCTGTTCGGCGCCAAGGGCGGCTTCAACTTCTCGTCGCTGTTCGCCGGCTGGGGATCGAGCGGCGGCTCCTCGCAATACACCACCGACAGCGCGGCCGCAGTGAAGTTTGCAACCGGCGGCTATACCGGCGCCGGTGGGAAGTACGAGCCGGCCGGCGTCGTCCATCGCGGCGAGTATGTGTTCTCGAAGGCGGCGACTGACTATCTCGGTGTCGGCAACCTCGAAAGCCTGCACCGGCGCGGCATGCGCGGCTATGCTGATGGCGGCCATGTCGGCATGCCGGCCAACAGCAATGCGCCTGCGGCGGCCAACAGCAACCGCTCGACGCGCGTCAACGTCCAGATCATCAACGAAACCGGCGGCCAGGTCGAAGGCGAGGCCGAGCAGACGCAGAATCCCGACGGCTCGATCGACACTGTCGTGCGTCTGGTCGAGAGCCGCATGGGTCAGCGCGCTGGCCGCGGTCAGGGCGGCCTCAGCGGCGCCCTCCGCGCTCGCCAGGCCAACAAGCATCTGCAGGGCTGACAATGGCTGTCCCCGTCTGGCCAAGCACGGTCCCGCATCAAAGCGAGGCCGAGGGCTCAACCGCGTCCGCATCGTTCACGCCGCCAGCGGTCTTCAAGACCAATGCCGGCCCCTCAATCAAGCGTCCGCGCCCGGGTCCGCGGGTCACCACCATGAGCTGGCGCAGCATCCCGCTGACCGGCGTGCAGTGGGCGGCGCTCGATGAGTTTCTGCGGGTGACGCTGCACGACGGTACGCTCGTCTTCGATATGCCGGTCTATCGGCCGGATCTCGGCTACGTGCTCCGCAAATGCGAGATTGCCGAAGGCACACTGTCGAGCGACTTCAGTGCGCCGCCCTGGACGCGCGTCGCCTTTACCCGGCTCGTCTACAACTGGTGATGCGATGACGCTGTCTGCTGCCTTGGCGAGGTCCTGGGCCTCTGCCGATGTCGATGGCGACGTCTGGGAAACGATCCAGTTCGACAACGCCGTGCTTATCGAGCCGTTGCGCTTCCTGAACGCCGTCCCGGTGAAGGACGTCTTCGAAAGCAAGAGCTTCCCGGTCGAGCCCGGCGGGCCGCTCGTGCCGTTCCAGGTCATCCCTTTCAGCTGGACGCGGCCAAGCCATGAGGAAGATGGACCCGGGCAGGCTCGCCTGCGGGTCAGCAACATATCCGGTCATCTGCGCGAGCCGCTGGAGCTGGCGGTCACCTCGGATCAGCCCTTTCTGGTGACCTACCGGGAGTACCATTCAAAGGACCTCAGCAACCCCGACGTCTGGACCGGCCTGCGGTTGAAGCGGGTTTCGGTCAACCCCTTCTCGGCCAGCGGCGAGCTCACCTATTTCGAGATCGCCCTCAAGGCCTTTCCTCGCAAGACCTACGACCTGCAGACCTACAAGGCGCTCCATGTCCTGTGATGCCGTCGATTTCGTCAACCGGATGATCGGCCGCCCCTACGAGCCGACCAGGCTGCATTGCTGGGAGCTGACGCGGCAATGTCAGCACGAGGTCTTCGGCCGCGAGCTGCCGATCGTGCTGGCAGCACCGCAGAGCAAGCGCGAGCTGATCGGCATGATGGCGGAGCGCGATCGGCATGACGACTGGTGCGAGGTCGCCGGCCCCGCGCATGGCGCGGTCGTTTTCATTGGCCGCGAGAGCCTCGGCCGGGTGCGCGCCGCGATTCATGCCGGCGTCTTTCTCGCCCTCGACGGCGGCGGTGTTTTGCACACCGACGATCCGCACGGCGTCGCCTTCGAATCTCTCGCCGTCCTGGCCGCTCGCGGCTGGGCGGCCCCCAGCTACTACCTGCCCGCCCGATGACGACAATTCTCTTCGAACGCCTCGACGGCAAAACCGACAACACTCCGATCACGCTCGATCGCCGCCGTCGGCGGCTTTCGACGATCGTGAAGCGGCACGCCAATCGGACGCGTCCGCATATCGTCTGCGTCTATCGGGCTGGCCAGCCTTGGGCCCCGACGGATTTCAACGTTCGGATGCCGGAGCGTTGGCGGTTCGAACGCATCGAGCCGGACGACACTGTTGCGATTATCTATGCCCCGCGCGGCGGTGCCGGCGCCGGTGGCAACCGGGCGGGCAAAGCGGCCGGCATCGGCATGCTCGTCGCGACGATCGCACTCGCGGCGCTCGGGCAGTTCTGGGCTATCGGCGCAATCGCTGGCGCACTCGATGTCAGCATGAAGGTCGCTGGCTTCCTGTACACGGCAGGTTCGGCCGCGCTGCTGGCCGGCGGCGGCTATCTCGCCTCGCGTGCGACGCAGTCCAAGGCCAACAAGGAAGAGGGCAACCGCCCGCTCTATGGCGTCTCCGGCGGCGGCAACCTCGCGCGAGCGGGCGATCGTATCCCCGCTATCTTTGGCCGGTGCTGGACGACACCGGACCTGTCGCAGCCCGACTTCATTATCTTCGAGGGCGACGATCAGCTCCTGTACAAGCGGATGACGGTCGGCCTCGGCAAGCATTCGATCAAGAAAATCCGCATAGGCGGGGCGGTGATCTGGACCCCCGGGGGCGTGCAGCCGCCCTTTACAGGCGCACAGGTCGAGATCATCGACCCAGGCGGGTTCTCCAACCTGGTGCCCGGCCAAGTCGCACAGGCCCAGGCCGTGGCAAGCATAGAGCTGCCGCGCCCCGGCGACAGCCCGGATTGGGCCGGCCCCTTCACCTTCGGCAGCAATGCGGCGCCGCAATCGCGGGTTCAGCTCAACTGGACCCTGCCGGCCGGCATCTATGCGATCGGCAGCGGCAAGTACGAGGGCAAGCAGTTCCCGACCGACTGGGGCGTGCTCTTCCAGTACGCCCACGTCAACGAGGATGGCGATGTCATCAGCGGCTGGTCGGATCTCTATCGCGAGGAGGGCAATACCCAGACGACGCAGCCGCGCCGGGTGACGACCTTTATCGACATCCCGGCCGGGCTCTATGCCTATCGCGCCTGCAATCTCGGCCAGCAGCCGCAGAACGGCAAAATCGTCAACACGGTGACGTGGGAGGGGCTGTTCTCGCACATCCCCGAGGGCATCTACCGCCCGCATGTGACCGAGATCGCGATGCGCGTGCGCTCTGGCCCGGGCGTCGGCGTCACCGCGTTTGCCAATATCGAGGTCGAGGCCGCGCGCATCCTGCCGGTCTGGAACGGCAGCGCCTGGATCGACACCGAGACGCGCAAGGCGGTGTGGGCTGCGGTCCATATCCTGCGCGACGAGGTCGCCGGCGCCGGCCAGCCCGACAGTCAGATCGATATCGCGACCTTCGCCAGCTATGCCGCGAGCGTCAATCAGTACGATACCTATGACGGCGTGATCCGGGGGCCGATCTCGGTCTATGAGGCACTACAGACGGTGCTCGGGGTGATGCGCGCCTCGCCGCTGCGCCTCGGCAATCTCTGGACGATGGTGCGCGACGACCAGAAGCTCGTGCGCAAGCACGTCATCACGCGCCGCCAGATCCTGGAAGACACCGACAGCGAAGACTTCAATCTCGACCTGTCGGACGGCGCCGCCGACGTCATCGTCGAATGGGACGATGACGGCGACCCGCGCAAGCATCGGGACTATCCGGTCCGGTTCGGCGTCGACACCGGCAACCCGCGTCGGATCAAGCTAGAAGGGGTCACCGAGGGCGCCCATGCGATCCATCTCGGGACCTGGGCAGCCTCGACCGCCTATCGGCGCCGGCGCACGCGCACCTTCACTTTGGAACTCGCCGGCCGAACGATCCTGCCGAACGACAAGTGCCTCGTCGACAGCTGGTATTTCGACGAGCAGGACACGGTCGGCGTCTACGGCGGCAGCGGTCTCAAACTGCAGATCGACAAGGCTTTCACCCTGCCGAGCGCGACCTGCTACGGCTACCTGCGTGCCCAGGACGGCCGGTCCTGGGGGCCGGTGCAGCTTTCGCAGGTCGATGATTTCACGCTGGCGATGAACCCTGACGACGTCGCCGCGGCGCAGGCCCAGACGGGGCTGGCGATCGGCCAGGTGCTCAGCACGGCGACGCAAGCGCCGACCTCGATGGTGATCGGCGAGCTCGACGTGATCAGCAATTCCTGGCTGGTCCGCGCGATCCGCTTCCTCGATCCCGAGCGGGTCGAGATCGAGGCGACCTTCGATGCGCCCGGCGTCTGGAGTGATCTCGGCGAGGCGATCGTCGCTCCGCCGCCGCCGCCGTCCTCGGGCCTGGTCAATCAGGCGGCGATCGACATCGCCTATATCTTCGCCGATGCGCGCCAAAGCGGCACGCAGATGTACATGGACTGGTCGGCCGGCCGGCCGCGCGTGCCGGTCAACTATGTTGTGCGGATCTCCTACGACAATTGGGAGACCTATGAGGACGCCTATCACGGGCCGGCCTCATCGGGCCGCTATCCGGTGCGCGACACCAACGACTTCATCCTGGTCCGCGCGTTCGCCTATGCCGAGGATGGCCAGCGCAGCGCGATCCGCTCGACGCAGTTCAGCGCGCCGCAGGCTGTCATTTCCGGCAAGACCAGCATCATGCGGGTCGACTATGACGAGCTTGTCGCCGGCATCCGCTACCGCACGCAGCAGATCCCGAGCATCGATCCGCTGTTCTCGACGGTGCTCGAAGGCCTGGTCGACGGCTTCAACGCCAATCGCCTCGCCGAGACGGGCCTGCGGCGAACGGAGGAAGTCCGGACCGAGCTGACGCAGGCGCTGGTCACCACCAGCTATGAGCTCAGGACCGAGTATCAGCAGGGCTTCGCCACGGTCTATGAGCAGACGGCAGCCCTGGCGCAGCAGGACCTGGTGATCGCCGGCCAGCTGACGCAGTTCAACACGCGGCTGGGCGACAACGAGGCCAAGCTCGACACCGAGATCTTCGTCCGGACCAACCAGACCTCGGCTCTGTCGCAGCAGATCACCAGTCTGACGGCCACCTTCACCGGGCACGCTGCTGCAACAAACCAGTCCCTGCAGGCGCTGGCGACCGCCGACCAGGCGATCGCGCAGCAGGTCAGCCAAGTCTCGGCGCGGCTCGGAAACCTGATGGCCGAGGGACTGGTCCAGTTCGCCGCCGTCGCCAAGCCGTCGGGCGTGTTTGCCCGCTTCGCCGTGCTCCTGCGGGCCGAAGCGGGCGGCGCCGCTTATGAGACTGGTCTCTATCTGGAGCTGATCCAGCAGGGCTCCACCTTCTACAGCCAGCTCTTCATCGACGTTAACCGGTTCATCCTCGGCAATCCGCTGACGCGCACCGTGCCGTTCTCGGTCGTCGACGGCGTCACCTATATCGACGACGTCGTGATCCGCACCGGCACGATTTCCCGCCATGCAAGCGCTGACAGCGCCGGGCGCAATGCGGTGATCGGCCTGCCGGTGCGTGTCGGTTCGCGCGTCAACATCACCGGCGTCTACCAGGGCGGCCAGACCGGCGTGAACGGCACAGGCGCGGCCATGCGCATCAGGCGCAACGGCGTCGACATCAAGGTCGTGCCGGTCAGCTTCGTCACCTACATCGTCAACAACGGCGCCTCGCTCGCGCACTACAACTGCACGATCGCTATGGCCTCCTATGACGTCGGCTACACCGGTGAAGACATCATCGAGGTCGTGACTGACCAGGCTGGCGTTCTGGGCGGCGTCCAGGACCTGGTTGGCGTCAGCGTCCAAGCCGTCTGCTTCAACAAGTGAGATCGGAATGAGCTTCGGGAACGTCATCTTCGCCGAGAACCTGTTCTTCCAGGGCGGACTGGTCACGGTCGTCAATGGCAGTGTCACCGTCACCGGATCTCTGAACGTGGTCGATGGCTCCCTGACCGTCTTCACCTCGGCGGCGCTCGAAGGCGACACAATCGCGGTCGGCTCGACGCGGCACTACATCAAGCACATCATCTCGGATGCCGAGGTCGAGCTCACCGAGCCTTGGAGCGGGCCGAGTGCAAGCAACGTCGCCTACACCGGTGCGCGCCAGCCCTGGCACCTCGCCGACCGCGCGCTCGCCTACAAGTTCGCGAAGTTCCTCGAGCAGGACGCCACCGCTTCGGCCACGGCCCGACAGGCCGCGGATGACGCTCTGGCTTATCGCGATCTCGCGGCGGCCTGGGCAGCACGTCCATTCAACACCGATGTCACGACGACGCCGGGCACGCGCTCGGCGCTGCACTATTCGACCGCGGCCAGCACCTCAGCCAGCGCGGCCGCCGTATCGGTGACCGCTGCCGGCGGCTGGGCGCAGCGCGCGGCGGATTGGGCGGAGAAGCCGAACGGCGAGGACGTCTTCGGGGCAGGCACCCGATCGGCCAAACACTGGGCGTCCATCGCCGGCGGCCATGCCCAGACCGTGGCCAATGACAAAGCGATCGTTGCCGACGACAAGGCGACGATCGCCGGCTACCGGTCGCAGACGTTTGACGCGCGCGATATCGCCGTCGACAAGTCAGCGCTTGCCCAGGAATGGGCCGAAAAGCCGAGGAACCAGGCCATCACCGGCACGGTCGGCGGGCGTTCGGCCAAGCATTATGCCGCGGAGGCGTCCGATTCCGCCGCCGCCGCTGCCGCCATCGTCTTCGCCGCCGGCAACCTGATCGACTACGGCATGATCACGGATCTGCCGACCGACTATGCCGATTACGGTACGGTCCCATGAGCGACGAGATGACTGGGCTCGTCGTCGATGTCGACGGCGCAGCGGATTCGATCGCTGCCGAACTCTGCGTCGCGGAGGACGACCCTGGCGTCGTCCTGCTCGTGATCCACTCCGGACGCGACCAGATCAGGATCTCGGGCCTGCAGCCAGCGCATGCGCGGTTGGTTGAGCTCGCCTTCAACGCCATCCACGAGGATTAAACAATGGCCATTCAGGTCCAGCATCGCCGTGGCACGGCCGCGGCGCACTCGGGTTTTGTCGGCGCGCCCGGTGAACTCACCTGGATTACCGATGAGAAGCGCTGGGTTGGCCACGACGGGGCGACGACTGGCGGCATCAAGGTGGCGCGCCTCGATGAGGTTTCGAGCGAGGTGCTGCGCGCCGTCGGCAATACCAACTTCAGCTTCCAGATCACCGACCGGATGGTCGTGTCCAATACGGCGTTCACCGCGCCGCGCACCGGCACACTGCCGGCCGCCAACGCCGTCTCCGCCGGCCGGACGATCACGTTCTTCGACACCTTGCCTGCCATCAACGGCGCAAACACCCTGACCATTGCGCGCGCGGGGTCCGATACGATCAACGGCGCGACGTCGCTGGTCTGCTCCACGCCGGGCGGGCGCTGGGACCTGGTGTCGGATGGCGTCTCGCGCTGGAGCGTGACGTCGTTCATTCTCGACGGGGACAGGGGCGACATCGTCGCTTCCGGCTCCGGCGCGACCCTGACGATCGACCCCGCGGTCCTGTCGGCCTTTGGGAGGACTCTCGTCGACGACGCCGACGCGGCCGCAGCACGCGCGACCCTGTCTGCCCTCGGCTTGGCGCAATCCGGCCTGCGCAATCTGATCATCAACGGCGATTTCAGGTTCAACCAGCGGGCCTATGGAGGCTCCGCAGTCGGCGCCGGCGTCTACACCTTCGACCGCTGGAAAGCTGGCGCCTCGGGCGTGACCTTCACCGCATCAGGCGGAAATGCGACGATCTCGGCTGGCTCTCTCGTGCAGATCATCGAGGGCGCCAGCATCGCCTACGGCGGCACCTACGTGATCAATTGGGTTGGCAATGCCACTTGCACGGTCGACGGGGTCGCCAAGACGAAGGGCGAGACGTTCACGCTGACCCAAGGCACCAACTGTACCGTGGCATTCTCTGGGGGATCGGTCGGATCCGTTCAGGTTGAATTCGGCGTCATTCCGACAGCGTTCGAGATCCGTCCCTATGGTCTCGAGCTGATGCTGTGCCAGCGCTATTACGTGCGCTTCGGCGAGACGGGAAGGTTTACCGTTGGCTCTGGGATGTCGACCTCTTCCCTGACTTGTCTCGCTTTTGTACCGCTTCCCGTTCCCATGCGCGCTATCCCTGTTCTCTCTTTATCGTCTGTCGCGCAGATCGCTGCTGACTCGGCAGGCGGCACGGGGGCCACAACTGCCGTTGCGATCACAGGGACTTCGCCCGCTGGACGTTCCGGTATCGACCTTATCATTACCACCTCGGGTTCGTATGCGGTGCCGACGGGAGTTATCGTTCGCATTTCCGCGAACCATTGGATCGCTTTCGACGCGGAGCTTTGACATGGAACTGCGCTATATTTCCGAGACTTCGATCGCCGCGGTTTTGGCTGACGGGGACGCTCTTCACGGCACCGCCGGGCCTTGCGAGGTCTCTTTCCCGGCAGAGCCGGGCGAGCCTTATTTCGACGCCGCGCTCGCAACCGGATTGACGATCGCGCTCTATGTGCCGCCGTCGGCGCCGACCTTCACCCGCATCCCCAAGGCGGAGGTCTGGCGCCGGCTGACCGACGAAGAGGCCGAGGCGGTGGATGCTGCGCTGCAGGCCGCACCGCTGCGCCTGCGCCGGGTCTTCGAGGCCGCGCAGTTCCTCGATACCGCGGATGCGGATTATCCCGCCCTGCGCGCCGGCGTCGAAGCCGCGCTTGGCGCGACCCGCGCCAATGAGGTCCTGGCGCCGACTTACTAGGCCGCAAGGCCTGCCAGCGCCGCAATGTCCGCCGCCTTCGGGCGGCTTTTTCGTATCCGGAGCATACACCATGGACACGACCGCTCTCCAGCGGGCGCTGCTCGCGCTCGGCTTCTATAGGGGCTCGATCGACGGCATCATTGGGCCGGCCACGAAGGCTGCCGTTGCCGCGTTCCAGCGGGGCGCAGGGCTTTATCCTGACGGCATCGCTGGGCCGAAGACTGCCACAGCGTTGGGAGCAGCGCAGGAACCCAGCCAGGCTGCGCCCGCGCCACCGCGCCAGTCCACCTCCGCGATCGGCCTCGATGCGCTGATCGCGCGCGAGGCGCGGCGCCTGACCGCCTATATCGACAGCGTCGGGGTCTGGACGATCGGCATCGGCCACACCGCGGCCGCCGGCGCTCCGGTGCCATATCGGGGCCTGACGATCACACGAGCGGAGTGTGATGCCATCTTCGCCCGCGACATCGTCCAGTACGAAGATGCCGTCCGGCGCGCTGTCACCGTGCCGCTTGCCGATCACCAGTTCGATGCACTCACCTCGATCTGCTACAACATCGGCACCGGCGGGCTGATGAAGTCGAGTTTCGTCAAGCTGATCAACGCTGGCGCTCCTGCATCGCAAATCCGCGCTGCCATCCTGGCCTGGCGCAAGCCGCCAGAGATTTTGTCGCGGCGTACGGCCGAGGCCGACCAATTCATGACGCCATATGCGACCCGGCTGCCAAAGGCGCGCTCGACCGACGCCGCGCCGATCAAGGTCGCCGCCTGAGCTGATCCCGCCGGCGGCCATCAGTCATCCACTGACGTCTCTCGCTTTCCGCGAACCGACTTCACCACCAGCAGCAGCATGGAGAGCAGCATGATCAACAACGTTCAGTTCTGGAGCTTCCTGCGCCAGATCCTCCTTGCCGTCGGCGGCGGCCTCGTGACGAAAGGCTATCTGGATAGCGGCACGCTCGAGGCGATTGTCGGGGCGGTGATCACGATCCTGACGGCGGCGTATGGCCTGTACGTGCGCCGTAAGGCCGGCCTGGTCGCGACTGCCGCAGCACTGCCCGAAGTGGCCAAGATCGTCACCACGGCGGAGATCGCGGCCAAGGTCGACGACCCCGCCACCGTCGTCGCGCGCTGACCGCTGGCCTCGCCGATGATCATCGTCCGCGTCGCGCGCGGCATCACCGACCATTTCCCGGCGCGAGCCAGCGAGTGGGGCTTCGCAGCGCTGCTGATCTGGCTCGGTTCGCTCTTCTTGCAGTACCCGGCGCTCTTCGACGCTTCGCTGAGCTATGGCGGGCTGGCGAAGATTGCCGACGAGCTCGTCTGGGGCTGGGCCTGCATCCTGATCGGCGCGCTCCGGCTCGTCGCACTTGTCGTCAACGGCACGTTTGCCGGCACCTGGTACGGGCGATGGTCGCCGCATGTGCGCGGCGCCTGCGCCTTCCTGTCATGTGGCGTCTGGTTCCCGGTCTTCGCCGGCTTCCTCGCAACCGATCGCCCGCTGCTGATCGTCTGCTATGCCGGCGTGGTTCTCGGGCTCGACGCCTACAATATCCGGCGCGTCTGGACCGACGCCGGCCGGGCCGAGAAAGCACATGCCGATGCCGCCGGGCTTTGAATGGATCGCCGCCCTTCCGCCCGGCCTGCAGATGCTGGTCATGCTCGGCGTCGGCATCGGCTTCGTCTTCCTCGGCCGGAGCGGCTACATCGCCGGCAAGCGCGAGCCGCCGGTCACCGGGAAAGATGTCGTGCTGCAGGCGGCCAGCATCGCCGACATGACGGCCGTCAAGGAATTGGCGACCGGCGTCCTTCGCCTCGCACTGGCGCAGGAGAAGGAGGCCGAAGAGACCGGCCGGTGCGCCGACGAGTTGGGGACGATACGCCAGATCCTCGCGGAGGATGCCGAGGATCGGCAGGACTACCGCCAGTGGCGCAAGGGCTACGAAGCCGGCCAGAAGCGCGAACCCGCGCCGCGCCGACGGACGTGATGGAATTGCCGGGCATCCGCCCTGCGATCGCCTGGCCGGCGTAACCGGCTGCCCTCCTTGGGCGTTTCCTCCCTAGACTGGCCCGGTCTCGCTCGCGCGGGGCCGGGCCTTTTTTTTCCTGCTGACCGTGCGGTAATGGAGCGAGATGTCTGACGGTTACGCTTTACTGCGATATGGGATCGTCGACACCGCAACCTTGTCTTTCAGGTGCCCAAGACCATATCGCTCAAGCATTCTCCTAAAACTGATCAGATTTAGATTGCTAGAGCGTGTAGGTCCAAGGATAAAATTACAAACTATATCGCCGAACTTAGTGTCTCCATCCGACATTTTTTCAAGTTTATCAAAATTCAACTTCAATCTAGGCTCGATGCCATTTGGTCCGTTATAATACGATTTCATTTCGTCAAATCGTTCATCCTTAATATCAGGAGTAAACATTACGCGCCACTCTTGCTCTTCAGCAAATCCTATATGTTTAGTTACTAGAGCAGCCAGCTTGAGGCGCTCGAATGATTGATACGCAATCGCAAAGATGTCGCGAGCGTCAACTGGATTAGATTGAATTATCTTAGCGATTTCTAGCGCTTTGGCCGTCAACCATTTGTCTCGTTCGATATTTGATTTATATTCAACCTTAACAATTCTTAGCGGCGTCGCATCCGGTGACGGGCTAATTTTACTTGTGTCGAATACGATCGCTGCCCCGTTTCCATCAAATCCATAGGCGCGCCACATTGAAAGCCGCCCATCTACTTCGTCCTCGCCGATTTGCGAGAGGCAGAATATATACGTATCTGGGAAGTGTTCATCTCGGAAATATTTGTATTTGAATTCAAGATATGAAATAAATTTTCGATGGAACTCCGCGTTATTAAATGCTGCCGCGATATCTTTGCTTTCAATCATCACGTCCATGGCCTTGTCTAAGCCATACTCTAGCTCTTCCCGGTCGTTCATAAGGGTCGGATTGGCAAGCCAAACTTCTCTCGAATTCAAGATGGACTCGATATTTGCCAACGAAGAATAGTGCGCGAGCAACGGCTTGCTTTGGTAAAACTCCTGGTCAAGAGGGATGTCCGAATATATTGAGTCCATTAATTCGTAGAATGGACTGTTGTACTCTTCTCTTTCCTGCATCATCTTTGTCTACTGTAAGGAATTAAACAGATGCGGTGATTGGAAGCGATACTAATCGATAAAGTCAAGTGCGGACTTGAAGCGCTCGTGGCGGCCTGGGCTTGTGCAGGTGCTTTGCCTATAACGCTCGATCTCGCTGACGAGCTGCGCGACTGCCGCATCGAGGGTGCTGATGCGGGGAGAAGGCGGACGAAGCTGCTGTCTACAGGCTGGCCTGAGCCTCAATACCTACCCTTGCCCGCTCGCGCATCCACAAGCTCCATGTGCCTAATCCATTGCAGCCAGCGCTCATCGCCAAGCCAAGTGCGATAGGTGTCCCAGGCTGAGCGGAACTGTTTCATCGCATCATCGCGCGTCTGAGCGACGCCTTGCTTCCCGAGGTCTGAGCAAGGGTCATGGACCTGTATTGTCCAATGCCATACGGCGCTGTGCTGCCATGCCTGGTAGACGATCGACCCGACGTAGACGCCTTCGCTGGTCACGCGCCAGAAGTGCTCTCGGTTCGCCTGGATCGGATCGTCGGGGTAGCTGCGGGACAGGACCAGGCTCATGCCGTCAATCCACCGAGATTGGACTGCTGGCGGGGCCGGCCTCGATAACGGTCACAGCGCCCTGATCTGCTCTTCGAACTCCTCCGGAATCGCACCATGTCGGGCGAGCACGTCGAGCGCGCTAACCTCGCCGGTCTCATCATCCGCGGTGACGTGGATGACTGCCACGCCTTCCGCGGTGCGGCCCAGGCGCTCGCCCTCGTTCAGAGCTTGATGCTTCGTCTTGGCCGGCAGGCGCTGGCCGGGCACCAGGCGCTTGCGATGCGTCTTGAAGGGCTGGAGGAAGAACGTGTCGACAGTGGCCATAACTTGACTCCCTGATACGGTATGTTCTCATAATGTTCTCATATCGAGGATGCAAGCCATGCCTGCCGTTCCGTTGCCGGACACGTCTCTTATGACGACGATCGAGGCCAAGGCCGCTATCGGGCGATGACGAAGCATGAGCGCCGGCCGGTCACGCTGGCGACGATGATCGGGCACTATCCCTGGGTGGCCCTGCACCTGCGCTGTCACCACTGCGCGCGCGAGGCGAAGGTCCGCCTGGCAGTTCTCGCGATCGAGTACGGATTGAACGCGCCGCTTGGCCGGGTGCTGCGCACCTTCGTGTCAGAATGCCCCTACGACCCGCTCAATCCCAGCTGGAAGCCGCAGAAGTACGGCCGCAAATGCGGGGCGTATTGTCCGGACGTGATGAGCCCGCGGCCGCCCGACCTGCCGCCCAGCCTGTCGGGGCTAACCTTGATCGAAGGCGGCAAGGCGGACGTGCTGCCCGCCGAGCCGAGCGAGCCAGTTCGCCGCCGGCGTGTCGGCGAAGGCGATGAGTGAAAAGTGGGAAAGAGGCACGCCGAAACCCCTGAAAAGAGGTGGGCGAAAACTCTTTCCCACTGGGCGCCAACTATCTGATTACGGCCACTTCAGGCACTTCGGCCCGGCCCACCACTTTCCTAGTCTCCTATTGATTTCATTGCGCTTTTTCGCCTGATTTTTCCCACTGCCTTCAACCCGGCTCGAAAGTGGGA